TATTGTAAGATCCAACAGCTTTTCTATAAGCCATCTTTGCGTCTACAATATCTTTGTAAGAGTCTATATCACCATTATCACGCATAGCTGATATGGTTCTGCCAGCAGCCCTAACCTGATCAATAGTATGTATTTCTGGGTTATCTATTATAGCTCTTTGATCCACAAGAATCTTTTGGTTTTGAGCCCTAACAACATTAGTCACTTCTTGCTGAGATTGTTTAGAAACAGCTAAAAGAGTTGTTCTTTGCGCCCCATTAAGTTTAAAAAAATCACTATTTGGATCAAGCAAAAGATTGTTAATATCAAGACCTTCAGTAGTTACACGATAAGTAAGATCATTATATATAGACTTTTGTAACTTGGTATTTTCTCTATCTCTTAAAGCATCCATAGAGATTAATGATGAAACAGTTTGATGTGCAATCTCACCAAGAACCTTTTCATCAAGATCTGGGTTTGCCTTTGCTTGCTCTTCAATATCGCTTGCTGCATTGTGCGCCGCTTCTGCACCGTTAGCTGCGTATATCTTTTTAATGTAATTAGTGCCTACACGAGCAGCTACAACAGTACGATCAGCATCATCTAATTCAGAGATTTGTTTTTGAGATACTTCATTAAGAGATAATGACTCTTTAATTTGAGATTGCTCACTCTCAATCTCTCTCAGACGAGCAAGCTTTGATTCGTTTTCCGCTTCATTATCATCAAAAGATGCAATTAACTTTCCCTTTTCAACAGAAAGAGCTTGGAAAGCCTGACCATTTTGATAAATAGAATCATCTTTTGCTTCTTTTTGTTGCTGCGCTAAAGCCCTGTTTTCGGCAACACCAAATGCTTTAACAGCTTTTGGCATAAGAGCAGATTTAATCTGTGGGTCAAGATCTTCAAGACCTTCTATAAATCCACTAAAAGAACCACGAACACCATCTGGATCGTTTGCATTATTGTCTAATGCTGTTTGTGCAGCAAGATCAATATCGTTAGATGCCGCAGATACATAGGTTCTAATTGCTGATTTGCGATAAGCATCCAAAACATTCTTTTGATCACTGCTTGAATATGTCTCAGTTGCTTTTGCATAATCGAAGTTTACTAATGGTTGTAGTTTACCATCTTTAAATACAGCACCAGCAGTTGACCCATCAATCTCTGCCTGACGGATTAAATCATTGTATTCACGCTTACGAATGTCAGTGCCAATGCTGTTTGTGAGATTACCAATCTCTTGCATTGTTCTTGCTGAGTCAAAGAAACCGCTAAGATCCGGCATGCCAGTTGGCTGCACAAAAGAAGTTCTACCACCTGTTTTCTTGAAAGCCATTAACCTACACCCTTATCAATACTATAAATACCACCAAGAGTTTTAGCAAAGCCACCCATAGTAGCAGCCGAAGCAGCGGCATCAGAACCAGCAGCACTAAGAGCAAATTTACGTCTTTCCGATTGACCCATAAGCCTAATAGTATCTACGTCTTGTTTGGCTATTCTGGTTTCATCATCAGCCAAAGCTGATACTGATTGAGATGTGCCAAGAGCTACACCTTGAGCAGACATTGATGTACCTAGTGCAGCGAGTTGAATACGAAGCTTGCGGTTACGCTCTATTTCTTTTTGACCAGCTTCAATCTTTGCCATATCTGCTTGCTCACGATATGACTGTGCTTCTAGTTCATGTGCTTTTCTGGCTTGCTGTGCAGCCATGAAGCCCATGAAAAGACTTGCAATTTGCATCTGTACGCCCATTAGACTTCCACCTCAAGCAATATGCCATTCAAACCAATAGGCAATGGCTCATCCTGCGTTATTGTTACAGTACCTTCGTTAGACCAACCCAGAAAATATATTTCTTTACGAGCAGTTATAGCATCTGGCTGGTTTGCAAAGTTACTTGTAGCACGCCTTATCAAAACCTTTGTGCCTTTTGCTTTTACATCGAGTGTCTCATTTAAATCAAGAACGGCTCTAACTATTCTGCGCTTCTGACCAAACGATATACCATCTTGAAGCTGAAACTCAGGTGGCAGTGTTGTCAGTGTAGGTGTGTAGTTAATGCCAATTTCTACCTCATCAACCGCAGAATTAAGGGTTAAGTTACCAGTCCCATCTGTTGTGTAAGAGCCAAGGCTATAATTGCCAGACTTAACGTGAACCACTGTATTAGGAAGATGTGATACTTGCCATGCTGTTTTTGGACTTCCATGAGTATCTTTAACTGCGCTGTCCAAGTGATAATCATTGTCTAAAAGCTCAAGTGTCGTAACAGTTGAGGAATTAATGGTTCTCTGTGATATAAGATATATTCTACGATTAACATTAACTATGTTTTTAAAAGATCCTTCAGTCTCATACAATGACCAGCCTTGAAGCTTTTCTTTACGAATACTGGTAAAGACAGCAATGTTTCCATCTGAGTTAATGGAGTAAAGATAACTCTCTACCTGATCAGAGGCTTCTCTTTGAGCAACAATATCAACAGGTGTGCCAATTAAATGCTGAGACAGAATAGTTATAGAATCAGAATTATATGCTTGGCTTATATCGGAATAAATAAACTCTCTGATTGCACCTTTTGATTTTGTGAGGAAAACAACAGCACCATCAAACTCTGCTGGCTGTACTTCACCGCTGCCAAATGATGTCTGCTTCTTTACTGATATAGTGCTTGGTGTCAGTGGTCTGTTTTCGATTGTTGGGCAATACAGTTCTTGCTCAGATGTAAACACTGCAAGATGTCTAAATGACTGCATAGACTTAATTTCTGAAACTTGGTTTTCAGCAATCTGAACCTGAATTGACTGATCGTCTAATCCAGTACCAACATCAAAATTAAAATACTCACCTACTTTAGAAAAGAACAAGTGGTTTGGCAGATCACGAGAACCACCAAATATCAATCTTTGATCATGGAACATAACGGATCTTGCAAAACCATTACGAGTTGAGAACACCTGTTCCTTCCATGTATCAACACCATTACTGTTATGTGGTGCTGTATCGAATTTTCCTGTTATTGTTGTTGCGCTTAGATATGCTATAACCTCTACATGATGAACAGTAAGGTTTTCATCTATAAATTCAATCTCTTCACCTACCCAATCGGCACTAAATATAGATGCGCTTGCAGTAAATGTTTGATTGTTTACTGATGTATTTTGAGGTGTAAGAGTTACATCTGGTGCTGCAAATTTGTAATACGGCTGGTGCTTAAAGCCATCAGAGCTATCAAAAGCAAAGTCAGCTAAAGTAAATGTGTCAACGGCTGTACGAGTAAGCTTTTGCATAGCAATATCAGGATGAACAATAATCATTGTATCACCTGATTGAGTCACTCTTAACTGCCCTATCATTGCTGTAGTCCAGGGGCATGATGTAATTGTCTGAGTTATTGAGGTGAGGCTAGTAACATCAATAATATCCAACTGATTATTACTAAATAAAAGGATGTATGATTCATCTTCGTCAAAAATATACGACTCCATTTGATAGTCGGTATTAGACAAAGTTTGAAGATATTGACAGCCACCTCTGCGAGTAATGCCACCCTGCGCCCGCATACGGAAATTACGAAGCGTTTTAGCACCATTCTTATATGCGTCTGAGTCCATACGAGATGATAACAGTGGGGTAAGCTCTCCCGCTGTAAAGTTTGTGTAGAACTGCCGTAGAAGTGCCATTCATTAAAGTCCCTCTACGTTTTGGTAAATACCATTACCCATACGAACACGGTGGTATCTACTTGGGCGTAGACCTTGAGTTGTTACCTGTTGGCTGTCACGAGCCTTGGCTCTACGAAACTGAACCTCAGCAAGATCAACGTATGATTTTGCAACATCAGCTTTACGAGTAACAGATAAGGCCAAAACAGAAGCCAATCTAAATATTGTCCACATGGTAAATGCCGGAGGCCAATACTGTGTTTCTGGACGGAATATGTAGTTTAGAACAACAGTCTCTGATGCGTCAGCATTAAGGTACACATAACGCTCATAGATGTCGTACTGCTGGGGTTGGTCATCAATAGTAACAGTTTGTACCTGAACAACCGCAGGGCTTGTAGGAAGAGCATATGCAGCGTCCCAGCGGTCTACTGGAACAGCAGTAAGCCTACTAAGAGTTTTCTGACCAGTAGCAAAGTTCCAGTTATGTTGAGCAAGGCAGTCTTCTACCACATCTTCAAAGATTGTGTTAGCTACCAAGGCTTCATCAGTTTGGTCTGTAAATGAAGCTAATGGCTCTAAACCAATTAGAACCATTGCCTTCTGTGCTACTTCAATATCTGTAGATGGGGTTGTTGGCATTACTTACCGTAACCTTTTCCCATAGTTTTTGTTGTTTTCTTTTGATTTAAACACTTACCAGCAGATCTGCATTTAGCTGGAGTGGGGCAACTTGAACAAGTTTTCATTACTTAACACCCTTACCTAATTTTGCTAAAGAGCCAATCTTTACAGTATAGCCCTTACGAGTCTCCTCTTTAGGAGAGGTAGAAGGGGCAGCTTTCGCCGCCGCCTTCAATGTTGGTTTCTTAGCCACTATCGAGTGTCGGTTGCCATGGTGACAACATCACCAGTATCGACAACACCACCAGAATTGCTAAGAACAGTAACCATGCCAAAACCATTTGAAGAGTTAACGAAGATAACATCGCCAACATTCATTTCGTTTGAGGCACCGTTGAAATAACCAGCCGTATCAATTGCATTGTTGTTGTCTCCAGTAGAGACATAATGCCAGATATGGAAGCCATTTCCACTGTAGTTGACCAAAGTGAGGTCTGCTGCAACAAAAGCCATTATCAGTCCTCCTATTTCTTTAGCTGTAGTTCGTAACAGGCATTCGCATCAATAAGTGTAGCATTCATTTGCATCTTATTCAGAACAAAATACGCATCCTTATCGTTGTGATACTGCATGTTAGAAGAGACATCTGCACCAATCGCATGTCCTACTGCACTTGTGTGCCAAGCAAAACATTTACGATCAACATTTCCACTGCCAGTTTCACTCAAACCTGAGAATGGGAACCATGTAAAGCCCAGCCAATTCTTAGCTGTGATAGATCCCGCAAATGGAAGATTCTCTGTGCCAATGTATTCTGCACGAGAAAACTCATCAATGTCCATCAACTGTGACCAGTTTTCCCAACCGACAACACAATAACGCTGACCATCATCAGGAACATCTGCATTACCAAAAGCTTCCATCAAGCTGAAAGCCCAAGGCAATGTGATACCATTTGTGGTTTCATTAAGGTTGTTAGTTGTTGAATCCATAGCTTCCAAGATAAGATCATCTGTCTTACGGCCTAGTGCGTAAGCACCTGACTGTTGAGCGACAAGCATCTCATCATGGTTAATACGGAGTTGGTCGAGGTCATCAATCCATTCACCTGCAAAATAATCCTCTAGAACTACATTTACATTTGTATGTTCGAGGTTCATAGGTGCGACATTACCATGCCGAGCCTTTGTAGTCGCAAAACCTTTACCGATTTTCTGGAAAGTGGTTTTATTCTTTACGCCATTGGCAGTACGAATAGTACCACGAAGCTTTGAACCCATACGCTGATACGCCATGTGGACGCCGGATTCAAACTCCTCGATAAAGGAAGTATCAATAGATGGGGTCGCCATTCTATCATCTCCTTAAACTAAGTTAAAATTACGTTGCTCATCCGGTTGTTCCTTCACACTGGTAATATTCAGTTATCCATTTAGGAGAGCTACTCCAGTTAGGGCTGATACCAACGCTTTGGGCCTTCAGTACGACAAAACTGACAGAAAACAATGTTTTTGTTAATTCACATTTATTTCTGCCTTGATAACTGGTCAAATCCGGCTCTGACTTTAGCTATAAAGGCAGGATCCTTTTCTTTCCAGTATTTCGGGTCATTCTGCATTGACATGAGATCTTCACGACTAATGCGCTCTTGAAACTCTGTCGGGCTAACCATGTTAAACTGAGGCTGACCATTAAGTTCCATGAGTTCTTCAAATAGATGCACCATGTTTGCAGATGCTGGCATATTGGCAAATGCAGAATAGGCGTC